ATTGGCCTGTCTCTCCTTCTTCCAGCGGCTCATCCGCAGCCAGTAGTTCCGTTGCCGACCCGACATGTGCCGGATCTCTGTGAACGTCCAGCCGGGATAGGACTCGGCCAGCACGTTGTAGTTGATGTAGAGGCTCTGTTCGTCAACTACGAAAGATGTCCCCCCAGCCAAGTTGCAGAGGTTGCTCGAACCCGCACGAGGCGCAGTTGGTGGTCACCTCCAAATTGAGTGAAGGCTGCTTCTCGACCAACTCCCTCAAGAGCGCGCTGCGATCCCGCATGGACAAGCCCCGCACGTAGGAGAGCGGGTCCGGGATCAGCCCTCCGTCCAACTTGGTAACACACTGAGTCAGGATCGTGGTGTTCTGCTCAGCGACCGAAGCTCCCTTGGAAGAGAACGCTTCCCGCTGGTCCTCCCCTGTCGCCAAGCGGTAGGTCAGCACGTGACCCTTCGAGGTGGTGTAGGTGAAGGGGCCGAAACCACCTTCGATCTCGGCGGGCGGGAAGTCCTCGTCCAGCAGAAGGGTGACCTCCTGTTGGCGATCACAGGAACCACATCGGAAGCTGATCTCCCGCTCGTTCCCAAAGGTCGCCCGAGCGACGGATAGGAACAGTTGCTCCCGCTCTCCGATGAGCAGGTCCCGTAGCTGGGCTCGGCGCTCAGCGAGAGGCTTCTCTTCCAGGTCTACGTCATCGATGCTCTTGACGCCGAGAGCGATCACCGTATCGAAGAAGTCGGTCACCTCCTTCTGCTTGGCGAGGACCTCTTCATCCATGCCGGTGAGTTCTCGGAGGAACACCTCCGTCTTGTACACGCCGTTGTGATACAGCCCCCGAGGCAGGACGAACTTCATGTCGCCTGCCTCGGGAATCAGCGGAACCGGTCCAGCGATCGCCTGCTTGGCCCGCTGAAGATCGGCAGCCCTGTCGGCGTCATTGCGTTCGGCTTGTCCGAGGATGTCTTGAACATCAGTCACGACTAGATACTCCAGTATCGGTGGTTGGTTGTGTTACGGCTTCGTAGTGGCTTCCGTGTTGCCGAAGTAGACCTCGAAGCCTTCGTGGTGGACGGTCATCTGGTGGATGAGCACCGAGTTGTCCATCGAGTTGAGCCCGCTGAAGCCGACCGAGGCGCACCAGCAGTTGAAGAAGGCGAACGCCATCACCGCGCCGCTCACACTCTTGTTGGTGCCCGAGGCTTCACCTTGGGTGACAGGGTGATCGAGCACCCGCACGGCCATGTCGAAGCGGAACTCAGCGCCCATGCCGATGGTCCCCTGGCCCCACTGGACCGAGAACATCTGCTTGGCGAGGTTCCACATGCCAGGCTTGGCCGAGAAGACACCCGAACTCATGGTGAGCGGGGCGAAGTCCGTCAAGCCTGGGAGCTTGTGCGGGTTGGTGTTCCAGCCGCCCTCTCGGTACGGCACCATCTCGGTGTTCATCGAGATGCCCTCGACGGACATGAAGCCCATCTTGGCAAAGTCGGACTGGAGGTTGGCGTTCGAGTGGAACAACTGGACCTGGAACTTGAAGTTGCGCACCGGGTCGGCTAGTTCCCTCGTCCGATCGGTGACTCTGATAGCAGTACGTGCCATGGTGTGTTACTCCGGTATCAGGAGGTCGGGTAGACCTCGGCGGCAAACGTGGCCCGCTCGAACTGCGTGATGCGAACGATCACGAACTCAGCGGGGTACTGGAGGGCGACGCCGACCTCCATGCGGACTTCACCCGACTGGATGACCGCTGGGGTGTTCAGCGTGTCATCGCAGGTGATGAAGTAGGCCTCCGAGGCGTTCACACCCTTGAGACCACCAGCCGTCCAGAGCGGACGGAGGATTCGGTCGGCCGACATACGCAGAGCCGCCCACAACGACTCGTCGTTGTTCTCGAAGACTGCGAACTGAGTGTTGAGCCGCAGGGCCTCCTTGATGTAGATGAGCGTGCGTCGGGCACTGACGTAGTGGTCGGGGCCGTAGCTCTTGCGGGTGCGCGCACCCATGACGCAGATACCAGCGCCAGGCACCGAGCGGATGGCGTTGATGTTGGCGGAGTTGAGGTCGCCAAGTTCGGTGTCGGTGAACTTCGTCTGCACGCCGACAGCGTTGGTGATGCCCGCGATGACACCAGCCGGAGCCCGGTACATGCCGACCGTCGAGTCGATGCGGGACATGACCCCGACGACGCCGCCACCCGGAGGCACAGCAATCGTTTCGCCCAGCTTCTGCGGGTGAGGGATCAAGATCCACGGGGCGTAGGCCCCCATGTACGAGTCGCCCGTGTTGGTGCCTAGCGAGGTGAGCAACGAAGTCTTGTAGCTGGCTGAGGTCTGGTTCGGCTGGCGAGGAGCAGCGCTATCGTTGACGACGAAGATGTCCTGGCGCTCGGTGAACGACGCTGCGGACACAACACCCGACACCCACGCAGAGGCCGACTCGGTGGTGTTGATCTTCGAGATGTCGTTGTGATACCCGACGACGTTGATCATGACCGGTCCGTCGATCGTGCCCACCTGGTCGGCCGACGATACGAGAGCCGCCGAATCCGGAAGCCCTGGGTCAGCGCCTCCGGTCAGAGGCACCGCAGCCGAGGTGGTTGCCGCAGGGCGGGGCTGATCCTCGTTGACGCCCGTGACCGTGATGTACTGCGAGCCAGCAGTCGGATCGTTGATCGCCATGTCCACTCGACGGGTGCCCGAGAGGGTGCCCGCCACCGACAGGCCGGGGAACGTCTCGACCAACTCGTCAGCGCCATCGGCGTTGGTGACGTAGACCTGGAGCGTGAACACGTCCTCGGCAGTGGCTCCCGCTCCCACCGTCTCCTGCGTGGCGAGGTTGTACTTGATCGTGTTGCCCCAGGTGCCCACCGACAGCGCACTGATCTGGAAGGACCGCAAGAGCGAGGCCTCAGTGTCAGCGCCGTTGACGGTCACCCCGGCTGGAGCGCCCTCCTGCCCTGTGGTACTCGACACCGAGCGGATGATGTAGGCCGTGCGGCCACCGCTCTGGAAGAACGAGTACACGGCGAAAGGCAGGTATGAGAGGGCCTTCGCAGAGCCAGGGATCTGCGCCCCCTGTCCAGCCATCGGACCTGCAGCCCAAGCTCCACCACCTGCCGACGCCCAGTGGGCCTGGGAATCGTCACCGAGGACGACGTAGCGACCAGGGTCGAAGTCGGTCGTCGGCTCCGCCGTACCAGCGTCGCCGTACTCCGCATCGGCCTTGAGGGCGGTGAGGTTGGCGGGAACGGGGTCCGCTCCGAAGATCGAGACGGTGATGTCGTTGGGATCAGCGCCCAGCGGAGGCTGGATCGGAGAGAACCCTCCGAACGTGCTCACGTAGTCGGACCATGAGTCCACCCGTGCAGCGGTGTTCACCGGACCCTTCTCGGCAACGCCGATGAAGGCAGCCACGGTGAAGCTGGCCGAGGTGAAAGCCTGATTGACCATCAAGCTCTCTTCCAGGTACACGCCTGGCCGTCTGTAGATGGCGGGCATAGTCGCTCCTTGCGTCTGAAATACGTGTTGACGACAGAGTGCGACGAAGTGTGTTACGAGCCAGGCGGCGTTACCCCGAAGAGGCGGGAAGTGTGTGGCCTTCGTGCCACACGTGGGTGTACTCCCCTTGTTCGGCCCGCTCTTCGACCGTGAAGTCTGCAAGCGGGTCGGGTTGATCGTTGAGGATGGTCTCTCGGTAGGTGTCGAAGTACTCCCGGTCCACCACCGGGATGAAGACTCGAAGGGCTTGGTAGGCCACCGAGTCAACGAAGCGGTCCTGAGGCACCTCGGCCATGACCGTCATCGTGTACACCTTGCGGAAGATGCGCTTGGTGGCCGACTCAGTTGTCTCGGAGAGGTCCGAAACCACCGTGGACACCAGTTCCGAGCGACGCCACTTCTCGTCAGCAGCGCACCAGAGCCAGAAGGGACGAGCGGGCAGGGCGTCGGTCTTGAAGATCGAATGGAGGTAGCGGTCGTGGTGGGCGTTGCGGCAGTGCACGGCCACCTGGTACGTGAGCCGGAACGGCAGCGGGTTACGCACGGCGTAGCCCTGCGTCGCCCAACCACCTGGAGGCGCTGGCATCGTGGGCGAGATCGAGGGGCGGTACAGGTCCTCACGAGGCACGTAGTAGTCGCTCGTGAACAGGTCGTACGCCGGATCAGCCGAGAGCAGATCGATGGCGATGAAGGGGTAGCGGATCTGGCGCTCGCCCTCGGGCCAGCGGTACCACACGCCCACCTTGATCGGAGGCTTGCTGGGAGGACCGGGAACCGTGATGTCGGAGAAGTGGTCCTTCATCATCTCGTCTTCGGCCAGGATGAAGCCGGTGTGCGCGGCAAGGTCCGGCGCATCACGAAGCGGTCTAACGGCCATATCGCATGCCCTTGATCTTGGGCGTCTCTAGCTGGAGCGGCCCGTAGACCGATTCGATCTCGTCCCGCATGTGCTTGGAGGCATCGCGCACCTCGTTGGTGAGAGTGCGGAACAGGGGGTTGGGTGGACGGTCGATATCGCCGTATTCGAGCAACGTCGCCAGCGAGGTGAACATCGGGTCCGTGACGCCGATCGTGAGCACGCCGTCATCACTCCAGACCGAGATGTTGTCAGCGAGCGAGGCCCATTCGGGGTCCTGGCGTGCCCGGTCTACGACCGCCTCTCGCAAGAAGTCGGTGGCGCTCTCAGCAGCGGCGATGGAGTTGACAACGAGACCATCGACGTATCGCTGGACGGCATCGAGCCATCCAGGGGCGATCTCGATCTGAGCCACTCCTGCTCCAACTTCTAGGCAACTGAGGTCAGGGACCCGCATGGCCCCCGACAGGCCAAGACTAGCGCAGTGCCAACACCGTGCCGATGAGTGTGAGCACCTTCTCGGCCTCGTCACCCGTGACCGAAACGATCTCCGACCCCTCAGCGATGGCCTCGTTGCCCTCTTCGACGGTCTGGCGCTCCCAGGCCATGGGCGTGATCATCGAGGCCTTCTGGATGAGGTCCTCGAAGACCGCATTCTGGATGGCCAGCCTTGCGGTGAGGTTGCCGATATCGATGCCCAGGGAACGTACAGCAGTTGCTCCGACTTGATCCATGGGGCCAGAGTATGTCAGTCACCAGTAGCTGTTGGCGACCGCCGGAGTCGTGTGAGCCTGCTGATACTCGTACGTCTCGGTGCCGTTGACGGTGATCGTGCCCACCGCCCTGGCAACGTGGGATGAGGGGCCTGTAGCCCACCCGGCTCCACGGCAGACCATGCCCTGCACACCAACTCCCGAGTAGCCGCCTGAGGCGCTGACATCGACCGAGCCTGCCTGCCAAGTGAAGAGACTCCCCTGAGCACCGTTGGCGATGCGGTAGATCTCTCGGTTGCCATAGGGGGAGAGGACCGCAGTGAATCCGGCGTTGGCCGAGATCTGGTATCTCACTGAGTTGACGACAACGGAAATCCCCCCAGGGATGCTGGGACCGACCACGGCATCCTTGTAGCCATTGACCGACGCCGACAGGGTGTAGGGACGCGTCGCCGTCTCGGTGGTGTAGTAGGTGGACGAGGCGTGACCAGTCTGGATACGGAGGTTCGGAGTGTAGGCGCTGTAGAGACCAGCAGCACTCCTGGAGCGCACCCGGAACTGATACCTCGTGTCGTCACTGAGCGTGAAGGTCGTAGAGGGTGAGCCCGTGTCGGTCGTCGTGGAAATCACGCCGCCCGAGGCGTTGAGAAGCTGCACCTCGTAGCTCGCCACCGCTGCGCCACCGGCACCGGCTGACCACTTCACGCTGGCCGACGTGTAGGTCCAAGCGTTGACGGAGAGCCCT